GATGAAAGTTTATAGAGCATGGGTAGCAGATACACTTGATGTGAATANATCTGGGATTATTAGTGTTTATTGTCCCGATGTAGATGAGAGTAGGACTTTTGATGTTCGATATACTTCTCCCTATGTGGTAGCTGGTGAAGGGGGGATGGTTGCAATACCAGGAATAGATACGGAAATATTTATTTTCAAACCTGATGGGAAGGTTGCAGAGGATGATTGGTTTTACATGAGTTCAGTATCTAGGAAGTATGACTCCGATACCCCAGCCCTCCCAGAAGTATCATTGGGAGAAAGTGTGTATACTAGTCAAAAATTAAGACCAGAAGCAATTGTGATAAAGGATCCCAGAGGAAACCAATTAACTTTATCTCAAAAAACTAGTGATGAGCAATCCATGACAAAAGCAGAATTAAAAACTGCTTTCGGCAAGAGCATTACTATGGTTGATAATGTCCATAATGATAAGATTGTTATAAGTAATGAACATGGAGACAGATTTCTTCTTACTTCTGAGGGACATGGTTCAAGGCCTTCTAGGTCTGCTCAGATAAAGACCTATGGCCGTCAACAATATGTGTCTACAAATGCTGGAGTACACACTATAGCCAAGGGAGGAGAGATAAACATATTAAATGAAACTGGGGCTGATAGCAAAGCATGGCCTGATTGGAATGAAGACAAATCCGTCGAAGAGAATGAGAGTATGGGGGCTGAGAAAGATTACAATGATGAGCAATATGGAAATATAAATGTAAAGAGCAAGTTTAGAGATATAAACTTAATTGCTAATGAAGGTAGGATATTTCTTGATGCTCATTGTAGTGCCATCGCTTCTTCAGTAAATCTTCCCAAAGAAACTCCAGGTTTTATACAGATCGATAGTGGAAAATCTATTACTATATGGGCGGATACTACTATTAATATTAAGTCTGGAAAAGACCTAAATATAATGTCTGGAGGTGCGATTCGTATGCAAGCAAAAAAACAAATAACTATGCATTCTGATGAAAATGTATTAATTGATGGTGCTGAGATTCATCTCGCTCCACCAGGAGGTATAAATCCAAAATTAAATCTTGAAAAAGAAACTAACCATTACGGAGATTAATTATCGCAACTTTTGATGTAGAAACATTTGCTAGGATAACAGGTGGGGGAGACCTCGCTAGAGCTATTCCTACGTCTTTTGGTATGCCCGGTTGTATGATAGAACTTACAAGGAGGGGGTTATCGAAAATATTACCATCTTCAACTCTGGTTGATATGTTGAAAGTGACTAAAAAAGCTAAAAATGATGCTAATAGCCATCTTCATGAGGCAACTGATTGGTTATTAGGTTGGTCAGGATTAGTGGAATTCGATGAGAAAGATGGGTCTTTCACTTTCATATCTGAAGCATCCTGGTGGAATGATGACAATGATACGGCGCAACAAATAGCTGACATTGGAGCTTGGCTCGCTTATGGAGCAAAGTATACTACTACGATGTACAAGAATATAGATGCAGCTGTCAAGGAAGTTGAGGATGCAAAAGAATGTCTTAGCAATTACAAAAAAACGCTCGATATGCAGAAGGGGGAATCATCGGACACAGTAATTTATGATCCTAAACTTTCTCCCGCCCAGAAAGAGGCACATTTTGACGCAAGAGTCGCAGCCCACAAAAAAAGATACGAAAAAATATTAAAACAAAAAAAACTTATAGAGCAAGCAGAGACAGCCATTATGGAGGTCCTGCGTAAGAGGGCGGCTGGGCTGCTTGAGGAACCTGTTTTTCAAAATGACGAAGAAATCCTTGCTAATACTAGTTTTGAATCCCAAATGCAAAAACATATTGATGCAGAGGAGGAAAAGGAAGAAATTATCAGATTAGTTTTTGGACCTCCCAAATCGAAGGAAGGACAATTCCTTCTCTCTGTAGATGGTTTATATTATGATTCCCAGACTAGCGAGGGGATACAGCCAGTTCTTTCAGAGCTTGAGGACAGGCAAAAAAACATAAAAGAAGAAGACAGGTGGAAGCTTGAGCACGACCCCAACTTAGGTGGCAGGGGAGTTCAGATCTCCTCTAAAGAGGTAGAAAATTATGTAAACACTCTTTTTGATCCAGATGTAACTGATGAGAGTTCAAACATACAGGGTCATTATGATAAAGACCATTTTCTATTAACTTTAATTTCACAAAAAGAATCACATATATTAGATCTATCCGCTAACGTAAATCAGCTAGAACTATCAGGAGCGTCTACAGCTATAGTAACGAATACAAGGCAATCTATTCTTTCAGAAATTGCCCTACATGATGCAAAAATCAGAAAAAGAAAAAAGCAAATAGAGATTGCTATTAAGGCTCCTCGTCTCTACGGAAGTACTACCATCTATGATAAGGGGCAAGTACCTATAAATGATTTCTCTTATTTACAGGATGTAAATTTGGCTATTGATATAGACAAGCAAAGAAGACTTGTTTTAGATCAATCAGATGTAACAGGGGTAGTTCTTCCGTTGAAACCCAAATTTGTAGTTAATCCAGGAAATCAGAATCATACATCAATAGATCATTTGTTAATTCCTGAGATAGGTACAGGTGGTTTTCTCACTACTGCTTCTGGAGTTGACGCATCAGGAGGAACTACCCTAAGTATAACGAACCCCATAGTAACAGATGGTCTTATCGCTGTTTATAATTTCTTAAATTCTAGAGTTGAAATCGCTCCCTCCTCAACAGAGTTCCGTGTTCTTAATTGTGCATCACCAGATGATCGTAACAATGCTCAACTTGTAGCACCTGACGCAAGTTGCGTCTTCCCTTCAGGACTAGGATTGCCATATCTAAAGGGAGTTGCTAGTCTTAAGACAGTAACTTCATACACAGATAGCGCAGATATATCTGCTCTTGGAAATTATGTAAGATTACCAGATACGGAGGAGTTCCAGGACTGGACATACTCAACTAAGGGATTTACTTTTGAAACCTGGACTCATATTCCAACGCTCAGTAGTGTAACAGATTGGACTAATGATGTATCAGCCCAGTATAGATTGTTATTGTCCTGTGAAAATACAGGATTAGTATCATCTGTTGATGCTCAAAATGATGTTAACAGGTTAACCCCTGATTTTGGAGATTCAGTTGCTAGGGGAATGATGATTGGATTTACCACAGATAAAAGAATATCATTAGGGGAAGATCCTACTAATTTTAGAGTTGACGCGAAAAGTGCTATCAATCTCCCAGCATCAGCTATGTCATTCTTTATTGCGCCAACTCAGGCGAAGAATGCCTCGTCTATAGGTTTAATAAATAACTCAACAACGGGGGAGTGTGCTAGCGCAGCAGGATGGTATGGGCTTTCTTTAAATACCAGTACTGTTGGTGAGAATGATACTTATTTCAATCATGTATGTAGCGCATTTATGTTGATTACGGTTTCAGTAGATGTTCCTAATGATAAAGTTAGTGTATTCTTAAATGGTAATTTAATGACTACTGCTAATATAAATACAGTTTTTGGGGTCCCAGAGAAAACTCCACCGAATCTTCCTTCCTTCTTGAAAGCAAATAGTTTTAAGTATACCTCGTCCTCAGTGAACGAAGATGCTCCTGAGCAATTAAAAACTGGGCCTTCTACAAATGACTTCTTTACTCCATGGATTATTGGAGGAGGGTGGACTGACGGAATGGTCCGAAATCCCAATACTGGGGTATCAGTTGGGAACTTTATGGGAGAAAATTATGGAGGATTCCGTAGTGGATTAGATGGATTTATAGGAAGTACTAAATTTTACAACAAACCACTAGAACAAGTTGAAGTAAGAAAGAATTATGATGGGCAAAAATCTTTTTTCAATAATATTCAAATTACAGTACAATAGGATATACAATGGTTAAACCTACTACAACTACTACTTATGGTGTCTTAGATACCTCCCACAAGAAAGCATCTGCATCTCATGTGGGTAAATCTTTTGGTCTTGCTTTTCCCACAGGAAAAAAAGTAGAGAAAGGGTTCTTTCAGAAAGAATCTGGATTGNCGTTAGTAAAAGGTAATTTAAAACAACTATTGCAGACTGAAAGAGGAGAAAGAGCGATGTCTAACTTCGGTGTGTCACTCAAAAAATATCTTTTCGAGCCTATGGACCAAATCACTTTTAGGAGAATATCATCCGAGGTTACTTATCAGGTAGGAAAGTATTTACCCGAAGTCGAGATTTTGAAATTAAATGTCCGTCCCCTAGATAAGTATGGGAGTGAGGGATACCAAGGCATAAGAATAGTTCTTATAGGCAGAATGAAAGACGCACTTGGCTCAAATTTTGATGTAAAGGTGGATATAGCATAAATGGTTACTTTTTCTGGGACTGTAGAATCTGATTTTATGAAGTCAGTGGCAACTGAAGATGCTAGAAAGCCATCTTTAATAAATTTCGCAGCTACTGATTTTACAACCCTCACAAATTCTCTTGTAGATTACATAAAAGCTGTATACCCATTAGACTATCATAATTTCGCAGAATCTGATTTGGGAGTTATGTTAATAGAACTTGTGGCTTATATGGGCTCCGTAATGTCTTTAAAAGCCGATATGCTTGCAAATGAAAATTTTCTCCGTACTTCTAGGAAAAGAAAAAGTATTAAAAAACTATTAGAACTTATCGGAGTAAGAATGAAAGGCCCAATTTCTTCTGCTGCGAATGCTAAAATTACTTTGGGTTTGGCTCCCTGGAAGGATACTGGTGGCGAGGAGTTATCCATTCTTCCTGCCAATAGAACTTTCACAACAACCTCACCAGAAGATGGTGGAATACTGACATATACTTTATACAAAGTTTTGCCTACAGGTATAGTAGATATGCCCAACTCTACAGGAAATATTACTCTATACGGCAATGAAGCAAGCGGTTCTACATCAGGAACTTTTGAAAATATAACTTTATTGGAGGGGGTGCTTACAGTTGAAGAAGGTATTTTTACTACTACCCAATCAGTTAAAACCATATCTTTAACTAACGCACCAGTTGTTGAAGGGAGTGTAGAAGTTTATGTTAATGGAGATTCTACTACTAGTGGAGCTTATAAACCAGTTGATAATGTATTCTTTGCTTCTGGGCCTTCAGATAAGGTATTCCAAATAGTATACGATGAATCCTACGGGGCTGCTGTAGTGTTTGGAGATAATACTTTAGGTGTTTCTCCTGCTACAGGGGATACCTATACGGTTCTATACAGAGTTGGTGGGGGGAGTAGAGGTAATATAGCTAATGAGGTAATTAATGCTATAGTTACTACAACATCTGGGAGCACTGATGTTGTAGGGGTCTTAGAGAATACCTCCCAAGGTACGGGAGGGACTGACGCAGAAACTTTGGCTCATGCCAAGAAATATGCCCCCTTGAACTTTAGAAGGCAGGATAGATTGGTAACTCTCCAAGATATCAAAGCTTTTTCAAATAGCTACGTTGGAAAGTATGGGTCAACCGGAAAGACCACAGCCGCAACTAGAAAAGCATTCTCTTCAGCAAATATTATTGATGTTTACGTATTAGAAAAAGCGTCGGATTTTCAATTAAGACGAGCTACGCCTATGTTCAAATATGAACTCTTACAGAATATGAATGATAAAAAGATGATTACTGATGAAATAGTAGTTGTCGATGGGCTAATCAGAACATTAGATCTTGTGGTATCACTTAGAATAGATAAAGAACTTTTAACAAACCAGGAGGGGGTAAAAGTTAGAGCTAGAGATATTGTTTTGGATTACTTTAAAGTTGATAGTAATGATTTCGGAAAACCTTTTATTCCAGAAGAATTGAATAGGAGAATATTTGATATAGATGAAATTAGATACTCTACAATAGATAATGTCCCCTCTGTTATAAAAGTTGAGTATAACGAAATAATACAACTTAACAATCTTTCAATTAATATTATTCCGGTCTAATGACATCACAGGATTTTAATCCCCAGAAAAAGAAATACACAAAATCCAATTACGTAGAAGTACTTGAGATTTTAACTCCAGAAGTGTATATGACTGAGGATCTGGCTCTAAGCGGTCCTGGGATTAATCCTGTCTCACAACTTATCAACTCGCATATCAGAGCATGCAATAATATATCTAGCATAATTTATGTATCTTCCCTTCCAAAAGTTCCTCACCTCTCTGCTATGCATAATATTTCTGGATTCGCTCCTTATTTTGTAAAGCAGAATAGGCTTTCCAGGTTAACCCCAACGCAATTTGAAGATAAGATACTTTTTCCTCTAGGTAGATCTCTTAAAGACTTTGAAACTAGTGCTGCATTCAAGAGTTACTTAGAAGATAGTCTTTTTTCTTCTATCTCTTTGAATACTCCTACAACTACCTTTACGGGTCAAGATGATTCTAATTCTTCTTCCACCCATAAGTATTTGATAGATAATTTAAATTGGATATACTTCTTAAATACTAGTGGGCGAGATATTGGTGTTGATGGGGCAGCAGGGTTTAATTTAAATCCGTCTACTATAGCTATACATCTCTTAGTTAGCAAAACTTATAGAGGACTAACTTTAGAAACTAGTGACTTCGTAAAAGCTTTCCAAGAGTTTGTGTGGGAAAATTATGAGACCTGTGCGGCATTTAGCGGGATTGATATTCTTCCTGGTGAGTATTCAACATCCACCAATATATCCAGTGTTTCTAGCTCCTACACCAGTGGAACTCAACAGCTGGATAAAATTAAAACTCTCATTGATGTAGTTTATTCCCCGCACCATACAGACAGACATGATGAGAAAGTGGTGGGGGCTATTGATAATTATCTAAGCTTATCAACCACCCTAACTGATGAAACTCCTAGAGGCCCATTTTATAATTTACTAAGAGCATTTAGTTACTCTTTCGCAGACATTAATAATGATATAGGCACTATAGAAACTCTTAATGATATAGAGCAGTGTCCTGATGAATATCTTGAACTTTTGGCTGATTTGATAGGGTGGAAATTATTTGGTAGCGATCCCTCTAGGTGGAGATTACAACTGATAAATGCAGTTGAAGTTTACAAAAGGGCAGGAACAAAAAATTCAATTCAGTTTGCACTTGATTCCCTTTTTGCCAAGGACGCATTTTCGTTATCTTCGAATATTTATGAAATGTGGGAATCCTATATTCCCAATTTAATGCTTTATGCTATTGCTACAGAATCTTCCTCGTTTTCTAATTTCGAAAATTATGAAGTTACGAAAAAAGCCATGGGGAATGCATGGCCCTGGGTAATGAAGGATAAAGACAACAGCATGGAGCAGAATATGCGACTGGCTGTTGATCATATCATGCTTACTTTAGTTAGTGGCTATCCTGATCATTTTTCTATTGGACAAGAGCCATTTCCATTAGGTACTAAAGATTTTACTTTTAATTATAGAGGAAGAAACTTCCCTATTCCTCCGTGGGAAGAGATGTCCTATTATATGAATTCTGAAGTAACAGAATCCATTGTAAAGAAAATTGTAGATCAGCTTGCATGCTATGGGGTGAGGGCAGCATTCGCTCTGGAGGTAGGAGATTATATTAGAGATAATTCCCTAAGAGCGGGTTTAACTTCTTCTTCAACAGCAACCGATAATATTAGGGAGGGAAATAAGTGGTTAATGTTTACTTCCGAAGCGAGTGTTCCACCAAATTGGAATACCGTTCTCAAGGATATCTCTACTAACAGGGAAGAATTCTTATCTTTATGGAGTGGAAAATCTTCTCACTTTAAAGTTATACTCTCGGCCAATGATTTTGATTTTAATAAAAAGAACTTAGATATAGATTCAAAAGATGCTTTATTCGGTGCAATCAGGATTTTAAAAGAATTCTCCCCAGCCCATTCTATTCCAGATGTAAAACTCATTGTTTCGGAAGATAATGAATTTAATACTAGTCGATTAGACGACAAATCTTATATAGGATTAGGAAATCAAGAGACCTATAATCTCTCCTCAGACACAACAGTACCAGGAATAGGGATGATAGCGGGGGGACTTGCTAGATATACTACCTGCGGACTCAGTATGAATGGGTGGCGAAGGCCTGGGACTTGGGCAAATTTGAGCCCTTTTAGTAGGGAAGACGTTAACAGTATAAGCGATGGTTTAATAAATGCAAGTGCTACCTACGTTGCTGATGTCCCAAGAAATGCTCTACGAAGAAGAGATTTTAAATACTCTCTTCCAACAGAAGGACTTTACGATAGAGGGGGATTTAACAGCCCTCAATTTTGGAATTCCAATCCTTCTTCACACACTTTAGAAACTTCATATACATCATCTCTTGGAGAACTACCTTTAGGATTAATCCCCTCTTCTGGGAAATTTCATGGAATTCACGATTATAAGAATATCCCAGATGTGTATAGTATGTGTCAAACTAGGGATAATGTGCTATCGTCTTTCTCTGGAGCCCCAGTGAGCGCGACCTATCCATGCAGGGGGGCAAGTAGCTGGGCTGATTTACGCGACTCTTCTGGAACGTACTACGTAGATAGAGGGCAGTTGGATCCTTTCTTGGCTGTAATACACAGCATGGAAGAAAGAAAGAAAATTCTTTTAGCACAAGCGATAATTGAAGATAATATATCAGGATACAATTCTGAATTTGACTGGAGAAACGTATCAGGTAGTTATGCGAATTCCGCCACTGTATCAGGAAATTGGTTTCCTTCGGGCTCTAAAGATCTTGAAAGGTATGGTTTTGGAAGGGGGATTCATAAGTTATATAATGACTACACCAGAACTTTTAATAGACATAGACTAAGGCCTGATATATGGGATTTAGAAGGGCCTACTATATTTGCTCATACCTTTGGATCTATACTTAGAAATTCAAGTTTTGATAAATACGGAGCAGCATATAGCAATTTCCCTGTGGTTGTGGCTTCATCTATTGCTACAGTAAGTGCCCATGCATTGGCTAGCCCTAGTGGGGTGTTTAATCCTAATGAATTCACTGCATACGGAACTTATATCGCTTCCACTACTGCTGAAGCAGTTGTGTCAGGTGTGCATAGTCCTAGCACAGTAGAACTTCGAAATGCAAATATTGTAAGTGGGATGGAATTTATTCATACCTCCGCTCCAGGAAGTATACTTACTGAAAATAGTTTTACTGTTTTTAATATAGATCCTAGTTATAAAAAAGAGGAAGAAGAAAACTTTGCGATAAATAATCCTCTAATAAAAATTAAATGCGTAGGTAATGGATTGTCTAGGATAAAATTTGATATGAAAACCTATGTAAATCCTCTTGGAGAATTATATCCTAGAACTGATAATTTGCTTGTCCCAGATCATGAATTTGAGATTAAAATTAACTCATTATCTTGTGACGAAGAGGGAAGTCGATTAGGAGAAGCCATGTTCGGTGCTTGGATTCACACAGCCCCAGAAAACGATTATATGTGGTCATGGATGCCTTTTGATTCTATAACTAGGAGTGGAGAGAGATGGGTGCGACATCATGTTTCAGAGATCACTAAATCATTTGTACTAGACACTCTAGCTCATAATCTCACCTATGAGCACAAGGAAAGAGATATTAGAGATCCTAGTGATCCTGACAAGGGACAATGCATAGATTTTAATTCTCCAGAGAATCCTAATGAAAATATTCCACTAATTCTCAGCTTTAAGAAGAAAGAATTTGAAAAACACTCAATAAAATTTAACACCCTTAATTCACTAATACGGATTCCAGGAGATTATCATAAAAAGTCTGGTCTGCTTCATCGACAAGATCAGAACTATGTGTTTGAGTTCTTTATGCGTCCTGATAATATAATGCCCCCTAGATTTATTTTAATGGATAATATAAATTTAGTGGACACAACATACAGAAAATGGGCAAGCCTGCAAGTATCTGGGGATCTTCGTACCGCTCTAAATAAATATGAAGTAACTGAAATATTTAAACACTTTAATAATATAGCGGGTGCTAATTTTAGAACTAATTTTGCGACCAGGGTGGCGGCAAATTCCGCGTCTTCTATGGGAGGCGGATTTACCACCAGCGGCGGTAGCAGAGCTAACTATAGGGTGCATCCCTCTTTGTTTGGAGATGCTAAAGAATTAACTACAGGAAATTATGAAAATTTAGAATTTGTGAATTAATATGAGAGGTATAGTAGAGGTAACACGAATAATTGGAGGAGAACAAGAGGTAATAGAAAACTCTTCCAATATGATTGTAGACAAGGCAGGAGAACTTATTGTAGATGCTCTTACTATTACTCCAAGTTTGTCTGGAATCGCCTCTGCGAGCGCAATATTAGATACCTCGAATTATACTATTAGGGCAATTTCTTTTGGAAAAGATGCGTCTGGATATTTAAATCATGCCCATGAGCCAGGGCCTAGAGCTATAGAAGCAACATCCTCTGCTGATAGAGTTCTCAGAGTAGTTTCTTATGAGGCCAGCACTGCCTTGTATGGAGTCAGTAGTTATCACTCAGCCCCTTCGGCAACATCAGCTATTATAAAGTTTAATGAGATTTCTAGTTTAGGAGTATCAGCAGGAACTCGTTATTATCTCTTGCCAGAGGCTCCTAGTCCTATGCAAACTAGGTTAGAAACAAAGTCAACTGCTATAGCACCTGATAAAGGACTCTCAGGATATGACTTAGGGCATAACTTAAATATGTTAAATCTTTCTTCAGTCGTTGTTGGGAGAGTGCTAGGTGAAACTGTTAGTGGGACATCTTCGTTCGCTGGGTGTTACGCTCCGTCGAGTGGGGTTGACTGGGCTATTTTGTCTAGTGCAGAGGCTACCGCAACTCCTGTGGTGACTGGGAATTTCAAAGGTCTTTTCAATACGTGTGGGACTATGGACTTATTCGGACATATCGGAGTAGCAAAAGATGCCTCTAGCGCACACCTGGGGCGTACTCACCTGGGTCCTTTTTTACAACAAACTTCTGGTCTAATATTTTCAGCTGCGGATAACTTTTCTTCTACGGGGAGAGTAGATTATGCAACGTGTCTCTCTGGTGGAGATGCGGGATGTGCAGGTTTGTATGGGGGTATATATAATATAGGATTATGGGCCTTTGATATGAAGGC